TATGATTTTACACCCGCACGTATGTGATCTGGTACAGATTCATATGCATACCGGACACGTTGCATAATTTCTTGTGCGCCATCGTATTTATTGGATGCAATTAATATTGTCGAGTCATCGTTAAACATCGAGAACCATAACAGGTATCCGGCTGCAACGGTCGTCTTGCCCATTTGTCTGCTTACCATGTTTACAGAACGTCTGGAATTATGATAATTCTTAATCAATGAGTGTTGAAATTCAAACAACTCTAACTTCATGCGCCCTTTTAGCGGGTGCTGGATGTACATAAAGTTTTCAATAAAGAATAAAGGGCCCGTAACCGGGTCTAAGCAAGCCCTTAATTCGTCGATTTGCTCCTTAGAATAAGAGACTTTAGTATAGGCACGTTTTACAAGTTTATCGTCTTGATAGATAGCCATTATTATTTCTTAGGTGATTTCTCTTCAGGTAAGTGTGCACCTTTTTTTGGGCCGCCCAACGGAAACATTTTATCTATTTTGCCGCCCTTGTTCTTTTTCATATTCTTATAATCGAGTGCAACATTTTTATTTGCTAAACCACCCGGAATACGCTTGTTAAGCACATCTTTAGATTTTTCTTCATTAAGGAACTTTCTGTAATTATAAACAAGTTCTTTATGTGCTTCTGCCACTTCCATTTTCTTTTGCTCTGGGTTATCACCCATGCGTGCACCAGACGGACCGACATGCGATGTTACTGGACTATCTGCACCATCGGGAAAGAAATCGCCCGGTGCCATAAAATTAATATCATCATAACCATTATTTAAATCAAATGCTTCTTCGATATCTTCAACAGATTCTTCATATATGTCATCAGCCGGGTCGTATTCGTCCACTGGGTCATCAAAATCATCAGAGTCGTTCTGCCCTCTGTCGACGCCCGAGCCGCCACAACTAGAGCACCTGGATCCATCATACATACCTTCGCCGCTACCATTACAAGAAGAACACATCTGTTCTTCGTCTTCGGGTGGATTTTCTATATGTTGTTGTACCGCAGCAAGTACGCCTGCAATATCTTCGTCACTAAACCCATCAGCACGAAAGCTACTTTCGATAGAATCGATAATTTGCTCGTCTGGCATACCACTATTTTCTAATTCTTCTAGCATCTCTAATGCCGATTGAATTTCTAGATCCAGATTTGGTGCAGCTTCGTCGACCTGTAGCTGGGCTGCATCAAATGCCGCATAATTTGCGCCGCGTGCTGCATTGCCTGCTGTTTGCATGTTAGATTCGCCACCGACACCCGGTACAGCCATTACACCTTCTGTGAGTATACCGGCAAGTTTTCTCATTCTTTCTAATTCGTTCATTTCTTTGCTCCTGTAATGCTGGCGCGTTTTACTCTTCCGAATAGCCCCACATCGTCTTTCTTTAAATTCTTTGGATCGTTAAACTTATCGTAATCCTTAGGCAGTGTAGAGTAGTCTGTCGTTGCTGCCTGACTTAACGGATTCAGTGCAACGGTAACATCACGTTCCTTGCGAACTTTTTCAAGTTCTTGTAAGAAACCCATATTATATTCTGCGCCATACGCAGGTACTTCAGTTGCTTCCATATCCGTACCCAACCGTGCTTTATATTTTGCTTTGTACTCCGGCGAATTTCGATCAATATATAAATCTGTTTCGATTTGGCGAGGGTCGCATTCGGAGTATACCGCTAACAATGCAGGCGATATATCCAGGCTGTTGCAAACATGTATTCTGAGAAAATCTAGCGATGCCGGGTAACCCATGCTAATATCGCAAATGAATACCGGGGTATTCTTTACATTAGGAAAATCCAGTGGACTCTCTTGTATTGGTGTTTTTCTAAAGGCTGATGCTTTGTTAAGGTCATACTTTTTAAGACAGGCTTCTAAATAATCTACCAACTTGTCTGTCATGTCATGCACAGCAAATTTTAAGACATATTTATATTCTGTTTTCGTTTCCGCTACATACTTACCAAATGATTTCTTTTCTGTCATGTTGTGACTCCGTTGATAAGCTATTTATCAGAGTTGCCATATATCATTGCCGCAATCCCATACACGGTCTGCCCCGATAATTTCTGTCACTGATAAATCTAAATAATTCTTTATATATAAACACGAAGGTTCTGTAGTTTCTACTAACATCTTGCCCATTTGTTCATAAACAATTCTCTTATCCCTCGGAGTAATCTTT